CCGCAGCCTTAGGCTTAACTAAATTAGGTGCTAACGGATCTAACCTTGCAGTTACCGGAACAAATATTCAAAGCACAGGAGCAAATGCTCATTTTGCTGTTTCAAGATCCGGTGGTGTCTATACCGTAACTGACTTAGGCGATAGTACAATTAACGGAGACGGATATGTTGTTGGAGACAGAATTGTAATTCTCGGAACATCGCTAGGCGGCACAAGCCCAGACAACGATATTATTGTTACCGTATCTAGTGTAGATAGTCAGGGAGGTGTTACTGGATTTACATATTCTGGAACAGGAATATCAGGCGGCGGTACATATACTGCAATTAATCAATCTTCAACAACTGGCGCAGGTAATGGTGCTCAAATTAATGTTGTAAGAACAGGTGGTACTGGTGCTTATCAGATTACTCTCTCAACACCGGGTAATAATTACGCTCAAGGAGATTTTGTAACATGGGCAGGAACAGACCTAGGCGGTGTAAGCCCAGATAACGATATTACAATTAGTGTAGATGGAGTCACTGCCGGCGGCATTGTTGACTACACACTTATTGGAACACCCGTTGGTGCAACAGGCGATGCTAGTTATAACATTACTTCAGCTACAAATGAACTTGTATCAGGCGTAGGCGCAATATTTGATGTTACAAGAACAGATGGTGTTTATTCAGCGGTAGTTAGTGCTGGTGTAGGTGCAGGTGGATCAGGTTATAATGTAGGAAATAGAATTTTAATTTCTGGTTCAAGTTTAGATGGATCGTCGACTACTAATGATTGTATATTAACCGTTACCTCGGCTGGTGGAGGAACAATTGGCGCAGTATCTGCATCAGGTACTCCTTATGCAGGAGATACGGTTTCTGTTTATCCAACATTAACAATCAGTGAAGCATTAACTGGCGCAATTCCAGACGGAACAACATTAAGTGTTGGTGCTATTGCAACCGTTCAGGTTGATTTTGCAAGTAATCACGGATTATTGCCAGGCACTACAATTTTAACAAGTATTTCATCACAGCCAGCACCGGGATTTACTGCTACAGCAAGAACGTTACCAACTTCAATTACATGGTCAAGCACTTCAGCTCTTAATGGCGTGTTCATTGCAACAGGTAGTTCTTCTGCAAACACCGCAAGATCAACAGATGGACAATCATGGAGCGCAGGCGGAGCGTTGCCTTCGAGCGGAAATTGGGTTGCAACAGCCGCAGGAACCATTGGTGCAAATGATGTATTTGTAGCAATTGCCAGTGGAGGCACAGCCGCAGCATTTTCTACTAACGGCGGCACAACATGGACTGCTGCAACAATGCCATCTTCCGGATCTTGGTCATCAGTATCATTCTATGGAGGATATTTTGTAGCAATTGTTTCAGGTGGCACAGCAACCGCATATTCGATAGACGGTGCAACTTGGATAGCAGGTGGTGCATTACCAAGTTCGACAACATGGACTGATGTATCTGCAGGATTAATTGGATCGTCAGCATACTTTGTGGCAATTGCTTCAGGCGGCACAGCCGCAGCATATTCCGCTGATAACGGACTAACATGGACAGCTACAGGAGCATTGCCTGCTTCAGCAACATGGAGCTCAATAACTTACGGATACAATAGATTCTTTGCAGTAGCAAGAGGATCAGCAACCGCAGCTTATTCAACAACTGGAACAACATGGACTTCGGTTACATTACCTTCTGGAGCAAACTGGAATAATTGTACCTACGGTGACAGCAACTTTGTTGTTATTGCAGACGGTGCTACCAGCGCACTTACATCATTTACAGGTGAAACTGGTTCATTTACTGAAAGAACTACAACAGGAACAGCAACTTGGGAAGAAATTGCCTATACCACATATTTAGGTATTGGTAGATTTGCCGTAGTAGGTAACGGTACAAGCGCCATGAGTATTGATTTGTTATCAGCTAATCATCAACTAGCAACTGGTCCTCATGTAGTAACACAAGTTCCAACACCAACTCAAATTAGATTTCCTGCTAGAACAACAGGTACAATCGATACCTCAGCATCTGCACTAACCGGAGTATTATACGCTCGTCCAGATACTTTCTTTACACATAGACCATTTGACGGCGGTGTTCAGCTAGGTACTGGTAATCCAAGTCACGGTGCACAGGCAATTCGTCAAAGTAAAAAATACATTCGTTACCAATCTGGTAAAGGTATTATGTATACCACCGGTGGTTTGTTTGCACCAAGTTATACACTTGCCTCTGCTACAGCAGCTGACACGGTAATTAATAGTTATATTACATTTACCTGTGACGACAACGACCACGGACTACAACCAGGTGCAGAAATTGAAGTTATTGGTATGGTAGATTTTGAATTTAATGGTGACTATACCGTTGAAAGTATTGTTGATGCACGTAGATTCCGTGTTAGATCAAATGCACCATTGTCATCAACCACAGGTACACTAGGACCTGATGCCAAAGTTCTTTTAAAACGCTGGCACGGATCAACCGTTCGTATTGGTGCATTTGATGAGCAAAACGGTTTATTCTATCAATACGATGGTCAAGAAATGGCGTTGGTTCGTCGATCAAGTACAAACCAATTAACAGGAACCGTTTCAATTACACTAGACAGCAATACCGTAACTGGTACAAATACTAGGTTCCAAGATCAATTAAAAGTTGGAGACAAAATTGTTATTCGTGGGATGAGCCATATTGTAACAAGTATAGCAAGTCAAACATCAATGACTATGGCTCCAGACTGGCGCGGCGCAAACTCTATTACAGGAGCAAGAGTCTGTGTAACTACAGAATTGTATATTCCTCAACGTGACTGGAACATTGATCCTATTGACGGAACAGGACCAAGTGGTTACGAAATGTTACCATGGCGTATGCAGATGTTAGGTATGCAATACTCATGGTATGCTGCTGGTTTTGTAGAATGGATGCTTCGTGGAGCTGATGGTAGATTTGTATTCTTACATAAGGTAAGAAACTCTAACGTAAATACCGAAGCGTATATGCGTACTGCTAACTTGCCTGTGCGCTACGAAGTTGAAAATAGATCAGCAGTTAGCAAATTATCAGCAGCTATGAATTCCGGTCAAAACTATATGGATCTTACAGATGCATCAAGATTCCCAACAACTGGAACCGTATATGTTGATAACGAATTAATTTCTTACTCTGGAAAATCTGGAAATAGACTACTAGGATGTACAAGAAATGCTTCTTTCTTAGCCTTTACAGCAGGCCAAAACAGAACTTTCTCGGCAGGAACAGCCGCAGCACATTTAGTAAATGCAGGAGTTCAATTAATTAGTTGTACAACAACCCCAACAATTAGTCACTGGGGTTCAGCTTTACTAACTGACGGTATGTTTGATACAGACCGCGGTTACATTTTTAACTATGCGTCAACTGGTTTGAGTTTTACAACATCAAAACAAACAGCATTTATGATTCGACTAGCGCCTTCAGTTTCTAACGCTATTGTTGGAGATTTAGGTGAACGCGATCTGCTAAACAGAGCGCAGTTACTCTTAAATGAAATTGCGTTAACTGCTGACTCTGGTACGGGTGCTATTGTTGTTGAAGGTATTTTAAACCCAAGAAATTATCCAACAGATCCTACCAAGATTACCTGGACTGGTTTATCCAGTGCTGCATCTGGTGGACAACCAAGCTTCGCACAAATTGCACTTGGTGGTTCTATTAACTGGGGTGGTGTTGCACCGTTTACAACAACAGCTACCGTTCAAGGAGCATTAACTACAACAATTAGTGCTAGAGGATTTACTACCGTATCGAATACAATTACTGCTATTGCTAATCCTGCAGGAATTTCAGGATATGCTAATGCGTTGCAGTTAGGAAACATTACGTTCTATATTCTTAATACTGCATATGATGCATTATTATCTACAACACCATTACGTGTTGGCGATCGACTAGCAGCGGCAACATACATTACCGGTGGCCAATCTATATCCGGTATTACTAGAGGATATTTAGGAACAATTTATACTAGGATTGATATGAGTTCTGGTGCAAACGCAACCAGTCCGGCAAGTTCTAATATATCAATAACCGTTTCTAGCGCAGCATCTATTTCTTATGCTAGTGCATTTAGTAATGCTAGAAACGATTTCTTAATAACCAATGCAGATTATACCGCATCAAAACTTCAAGTTGGTGATATTTTAAGTGCTACAACTTATGTTATTAGTAGTCAAACCGTAGCAAGTGTTACTACTTCATATGTAACTATTGCAGGAACTGCTTATACTCGTATTGTTATGAGTGCCAATGGTAATGCTTTATCTCCCGGTAACACTAACATAACAACAACGGTGCAGGCAGCAGGTACAGCAGCATCTTACTCAAATACTAACTATTTGTTCTTTACATCAGCAACTTGGAATGCATCAAGTGCATCGGTAGGAACTCGTATTGCAACCAGCTATACACAATTCCCAGCTGGTACTTCTGTAGGTTCAGTAACATCAAGACAATTAGGAACAACAATTGTACAGCGTGTTACATTTACACAAACTTCTAGTGCAACTATTAGTGCAGCAGGTACGGTTACATTCCAGTTTGGTGATCCGCAGTATGCGCTACCGGGTGAACAGGTATTCTCGTTCGTTGCTAACCCAGGAAACACTACAGCTATATCATTAACTGAACTTAAAGAATTAACAACTACAGCTATTGGTGGTAGAGGTGCGTTCCCGAACGGGCCAGACGTACTAGCTATTAACGTGTATAAGGTTACAGGAACCGCAACGCCAGGATCAATTATTCTTCGTTGGGGTGAGGCACAGGCTTAATCGAAGATTCCCAACTAGTCAACATACGATCTAACTCACGTCTTACTTGGGTTAGATCGTTTCTAGTTTCAGTAATGTCATTAGGAACCTTGCCTGTTAAAAAGACATGATCATGCTGTTGATCAAGTGCTTGAACTCTAGATTTGATCGTCAATAGCATGTCGATCATTTTTTTCTGTAGATCAGAATCAGTTACCAAAGAAATTCTTTCTTGAAATTTTTGATATTCCTGTTTGAAGCGTTCGCTATTTTGTATTTTCATCATTTTCTAAGACCAATATAGTTTCAATTTTTGTTTTAATAAGCTGATTATTTAGTGTGGTTTTTAAACCATTATGAAGATTTTTAGGCAAGTATTCGATGCTGCTCCAACATATTGTTGGGCTAGCCCTTGTTAAAAATTCTTCTTCAACTAAACAAACATAAGTGCCGTATTCAAACCCCTTATCTTCGCTAAGATATAATTCAATAGGTAATATTCTACCCTGAGAATAATCTCTTAAAAGACCCTGGGCATCTTCTAATAAAGTATTTTGTCTTGGAAAAGTAGGAACGGTCCATTTGTAATCTTCTAAGATTAACAAAATCCGTTCTGTTTTTTTGGCAAGAAATAGTAGTCCGGCACGCTGTTGCATACCTTTACTTATTCTCCGTCGAGGTTAAATCTCCACGTTCCGGCAGCATATTCGCCTTCGAATGATTTGAGCCACTGCTCTAAATCCCATTTATATTGAATACCTGTTTTTAAATTGGTAACATATGTTAGTTCAGTAGCCGCAGCTGGATCAAAAACGGTTACCCATGTAGTACCATCCCATTCAATAATAGAATTTGCTTTAAGATATAGGTCATATCCGTTTACATCTTTCCATCCATCTGGACCGTCGTAAGGATCTCCGCTGCTTCCGTCTGCAGGACTTTGGCCATATTGCATTACTCCGCCTCTATTTTCACTAGGGTTTACATCTTCTAGCATCAAATATCTAATACCAGGAGTTATTAACGATGCAGAACCAAACACTTCGATTGGATTAAATTTATAAGGATCGATAATTGCATCTATTGTTGTCCAACTATTATTTGATCTTGCTGGTCCGGGAATCGATGTATTTGAAGGTTTATCTTCAATTGTTACAACAAGATATGTTGGATCTATCTGATTAATTGTAAATGTTCCTCGAATTTCATTACCGTTAGGCTGTAAGAAGTAGACCATACTTAATCCCGGAGTATAACCACCGTGATGTTCTAACACAAGATTCCAATCTAATCTATCTCCATATTTTACTGGAACATCAAGGCCTGCAGCCTGAACGGCTTCATAAACGTCTAAAATAGATAAATCGTAGTCATTGGATTGACCGTTATTACTTTTTAATAACAAGACACCGTATTGATCATAGGTTCTAAATAACTGAGTACCGGCTTTTCCAAGGTCCATTGTTAAGTCTTCAAGTCCTAGCACATCACCGTCTTCAGTAAAGATATTAGTAACAATGTTTTTAACAACTCCAAGTTTTTTAACTTTAGCAGGAGCTGTAATAAAGATAGGCATATCAAATTCTATACTACAAATATCAATATCGCTTTCTGCTGCTTGCGGAATTGTTCTAGAACTAAACGTTAAATTTTTTAAATTTACAACACTAAGACTAGTCCAATCAACAAAGTTATCAGTGGTTTGAATTTCGAAACTTGGATTAAAGAAAACAAGAATTTGTTCTAACAATTGCAATTTTTGATCAGTGTTTGAAGTCCATATATCTGCTTTCATGCTTAACTTATACGGAGTTGGCATTAAACGTTCTATAGTATAATGACCACCTTGAGTACTTTCATATATAGGATCACCTGCTTCATCAAAGTCTGAATATTTTCTTTCTCTAATATTGATTTTACTTACAAAGGTAGCATCGCTTAGTCTAGTCATGTCAAGCTCTAGACCTGTAATATAACAAGCAATTCTTGGTACGGTAGGCATTTTATTTTCAGAGTTATCTCTAATAATAGAAGCTACTTGACGTGTTAAATCACCGTACATTACTGGCACATGGCGTTCTTCGCCGTCACCGGCCTTATACTTGAATCCAATAAAAAAGCGCATGAACTGAGTCACATAGCGTCTTATCTGCCCATCATAAAAGAAGTCCATTATTCATCCGCCTTTGGTCTTAGAGCTTTACTTAAACTCTGTCTTTCTTTGATCATTTTATTATTGATCTTATTAACCGTTTCATTATTAATAAATCCAGTCTTCTGCGTCTTGCGATCATCCTTGCCTTCAAATGTAGCGCCAATTTCTGTATCGGAAGGACCTAGATTGCTCATAGTCATGCGTATATTATCCTCAAATTTAACCCATCGTGCTCCGTTAAATCTAAACAATCTATTTGGAAAATAATCAGTACGTAAATGAAATTGTCCTTCTGCAGGATTTAAAGGAAACGCAATACCACTTGAGAACGGTGTTCCGTTCGGAGGAATTCCGTCACCGGTGATATAACCGCCATAGTCTTCCCATTCCGGAGTCTTATAAATTGTTGAAGCAGTTGCACCTACATAAATTGGATCTCCGTTCTCGTCAAACAACGGATCTCCAGTCTCATCAGTGGCTTGAGTTTCAAAAGAAACATTTAATTGTGTGTTATCCGATGTAACTAGCTCAGTTTCGCCTGTAGTTAAATTTTTCTGCAAAGTATAAAACTTGCTTGTGTCATATCCGCTCTTTGGTGCATCTGCTTCAGCTTGGTCAAGAACTGCTTGTGTAATCTGCATTTCTTTTTCATAAGTTGACATAATGTCGCGTAATGTTTGGTTTGTACCTTCACCTGCAACGCCGTCAAGAATTTGTTTAAACTCTTGACTATCTACTAGAGGTTTGCATTTAGCACGATATAAATGTGGATACCAAGTTACTGAAAAACCTTCCGCAGCACGACTAACTTCTTCAATAACATAAAAACGTTTTAACGCAAAGTTAAAATCGTTAAGTGCATATTCGTCTTTTAAATGAGGCAATTCTAACACATCGCCTGATATAATTTTTCTACCAAGTTTTTCTACGGTATCATTAATATGAAACGTTATAAAAATTGTATCATTTTGCAAGAACAAACCAAATTGACTTAGATTAAAATCAATGTCTTGCAGGTTATATACGCCTCTTAAAATATAAACATCAGGATCATATTTTCGGTCACGATTTTCTAAAAATAAAAGATCTTGAATATTTGACACAGAATCGGTTCCGTAAGTAGGAGTACTAGGATTATCTCCTTGTACAGAACTACCGGGCCCTAAATACTTGTGAACAAGCACATCTGTACCGCCAACTTGGAACATTTCCCAGACGGTTTTATCAATGAATTTGTAGTCGTTGCCCTTTTCGGGACGATATAGCGAAAGTCTTGGCATAGTCATATATTTACCGCTACGATAAATACAAGCATGAGCTCAACTGATCAAGTAAAACAAGAGGTTTATAACTACTGCAAAGCTATGCTAGGCGACGGCATGGTTGATGTAGAGTTAGACCCAATCCACTACGAAACAGCCCTTAATCGTGCCCTAGCGGTTTTCCGTCAGCGTTCAGATAATGCTGTAGAAGAAAGCTATGCCTTTTTAGTGCTAAAAACCGATGTTAACGAATATATTTTGCCTAAGGAAGTACAACAGGTTAGGCAAATTTTTAGAAGAAGCGTTGGTTCAAGAACTGGAGGCGGTACCGGAGGTACGGTATTTGAACCTTTTAATTTAGCCTATACTAATACATATTTGTTAAGCTCGACAAATATGGGCGGTTTGTTAACCTATGAACTCTTTTCGCAATATCAAGAGCTTGTAGGAAAAATGTTTGGAGCATTTATTAATTTTACTTGGCATCCGCAGAGTAAAAAGTTAATAATTCATCAAAGACCAAGAACTGATGAGTCAGTTATGTTACAAATCTATAACACAAAACCAGATAGCTCTATCATAACCGATACCTATTCTGGGCAATGGATTAAAGATTATGCTTTAGCTAACTGCAAAATGATGCTAGGACAAGCTCGTGAAAAATTTGCTCAAATTGCCGGTCCTGGCGGCGGAAGCTCATTAAACGGAGCAGCACTCAAAACAGAAGGGCAAGCCGAAATTGATAAGTTAACTGAAGATCTAATGAAATTGGTGCCAGGCGGCTCCGGTTATACCTGGATAACTGGTTGACCTTCAAATAAATTTCACGTATAATATCCTTTAACTGGAGGATATTATGATTATAGGTGTATGCGGGTTTATTGGATCGGGCAAAGATACTATTGCCGATTATCTAGTTAATTTCCACGAATTTAGACGAGAGTCTTTTGCTAATACATTAAAAGACGCAGTAAGCTCTGTGTTTGGTTGGGATCGAACTATGTTAGAAGGTCGAACCAAAGAAGCAAGAGAGTGGCGCGAACAAGTTGATCCTTGGTGGGCAGAAAGACTTGCAATGCCTACACTTACTCCAAGGTGGGTACTTCAATATTGGGGCACAGAGGTATGCCGCAAAGGCTTCCATGATGATATTTGGATAGCATCATTAGAAAATAAACTTCGTAATTCTAAGGATAATGTAGTAATTTCAGATTGTCGTTTCCCCAACGAAATTAGCAGTATTAGAAATGCGGGTGGTAAAATTGTATGGGTACGCAGAGGAGAACTTCCCGAATGGTATGATATAGCGTTAGCCGCTAATCAAGGACATAACTGGGCGTTCCAAGAATTAAAAATGCGTAAAATTCATGCTAGTGAAACTGCATGGGTAGGAACAGAATTTGATCATTTTATAGATAATAACGGAACTATCGATGATCTATTTAAGCAGACAGAATTAGTAGTCAGAGACCAAATCTCCTTGACGCCAAGTAATGCCCTCTTTGCTTAAAACTTGAGAACAATTACAACATATTGTTTTTAGATTACTAGGACGGCAGTTATCTAAATTGCCGTCTACGTGAAATACTCTAAATACTTCAGAATGCGGACTTTTAAATCCGCATTTTTCGCATTGCGATTTCATTTTGTATCCAGCACGTTTCCAACGAGGTATATGTGCTTTAGACCCGTGAGCTAGACACGCTTCGCAGAGCGTTCTATAATAAGGTTTTTTACCTTTATAATAATTTAATGCTCTAGGCCGTTCATTACAGGCCTTACAAAGTGGTCTCATAAAAATATTTACACCTTTTCTTCCCCTTTTTCTGATGTTATAAGAAGGTATTTTTACCTTTTACCGCTAAATACTTTGAGTAAAACTATTACCAGGAGAATAGGGAATGGCACTAACATCACCAGGCGTACAAGTAACGGTAATTGACGAGAGTTTTTACACACCTGCAGAACCAGGTACAACTCCGCTTATCGTTGTGGCCACAGGACAGAATAAAACAAATGCAGCAGGCACAGGCACCGCTGCTGGAACATTAAAAGCAAATGCTGGTAAGGCTTATAAGATGACAAGCCAGAAAGATTTGGTAGATACATTTGGTGTTCCGTTCTTTGAAAAGACAGCCAGTGGATCACCAATCCATGGCGGAGAGCGTAACGAATACGGTCTACTAGCAGCATATAGCTATCTAAGCGCATCGAACGCAGCTTTCATTGTAAGAGCAGACATAGATCTTGATCAACTAGAAGCAACAGCAGACGCCCCGGGAGCAAATCCAACAGACGGCGCATGGTGGCTAGACACACAAAATACAACATGGGGTATTCAAGAATGGAACAGCGCAACCGTTCCAAACGGTGGACAAAAGTTTGCCGCAAAAACTCCAATTGTTTTATCCGATGACGATACATCAAAATTAGACGGTTCAGATGTTCCTTTAGCATCAGTTGGTTCTATTGGAGATTATGCCGTAGTTGCAGTATCAACAGGTCCAGCAGCAGTATACTTTAAGACTCCTGGAAACAGCGGTGCTGGTGTAACAGCCGGTAGCTGGGTTTTAGTAGGCAGCAATGACTGGGCAGCAAGTTGGCCAACCGTTAGCGGTGGCGCCGTGACAGCGTTAACAGCAGCAGATACATTCTTAATCAATGGAACATCAGTTGCAGTTCAATCAGGCGGCAGCGTAAGTGCAAGATTATCAGCAACAGCAAGTTATATTAACGGCTTAGGCATTACTGGTGTGAGTGCTAAAGTAGCAAACAGCAGATTATATCTATACTCAGATGGTTCTACAGATACAGCAGGCGATTCAACACTAAGTGGTGCTATTGTAATTGCAACAGGTTCGGGAACCGTTCTAACTGATCTAGGAATTGCAACAGGTACATACCTACAACCAAAACTAGTTCACGCTCCACACACTTCTGTTCCAACATTTAAGAGAACAGATAATCCTTCAACAAAACAAGGATATCCAACAGGTTCTGTATGGATTAAAACTACAGAGCCAGGAAATGGTGCTCGTTGGAGAGTTAAGAAATATAGTTCAGCTACACAAGCATGGACAGCAATTTCTGCTCCAATCTATGGAACAACACATTCCGCAGATTATTATTTAGATCGCTCAAATGGCGGTTTAGCAATTGACAAAGATTCTTTATTTGTTCAATTTAACAGCGACGAAGAATTTAGTTATTCAACACCAAACGGTACTCCGTCAACTGACACTACATTAGAAACTTCTAAATTTAAAATTTGGAGACGTGCTGTTAAAGGTGCAACAACAATTACTTCTAAAGTAATTACTAATGGAACACTAAGTGGTGCTAAGACATTTACAATTAAACAATCTGTTGTAGGTGATGCAGCTCTAAGTACAGCAGCTACCGTTACATTTACAGCAGCAGGCGACAGCACTGATGCAGAAACAATTGCAGCAGCAATTAACGCATTAACATTTTATGACTCAACTGGCTTAGTTGAAATTACAAACAATGTTGAAGCAAGTGTTTCAGCAGACAACCAGTTAGTAATCAAACACAAAGCTGGCGGCGAAATTAGATTTAAAGATACATCAAGCACAGCATTTGCAACATTATTCAGTGCATCTGCTTATGTGTTAGATTTAAGCTCAGCAGCACCTGGCGCAGCTGACGGTTATCTAGCAACTTACTGGCAACCACTAGCAACTGCTGGATTTACAGCAAGTGGCGATGCTCCATTAAATGAAGCAGAAGACGGCCAATTATGGTTTAACAACGTTTATAGCGATGTTGACATCATGGTTCACAATGGTTCTACATGGAAAGGTTACAAAAACGTATTTGCTTCAACAGATCCAGCAGGTCCGTATGTAGGTGCAAGTATGCCAACAACACAACAAGACGGTGTAACATCTCTTGTAACTAACGATTTGTGGATCAGCACAGCTGATATGGAAAACTTCCCAACAATTTATCGCTTTAATGATGACATTCAAGGCGGTATTACCGATAAGTGGGTTTTAGTTGACAAGACTGATCAAGTTTCAGAAGAAGGAATTGTATTTGCTGATGCACGTTGGGCAACTAGCGGCGGCGACACATCTGTAAGTCCAACTCTTGCAGC